AAATCTCGTTATTTGAATTTGTATAGTATTCAGGAAATAGCGCATTGTTAAAACTCATATAATCAATGAATCTTTCCGTATAATTCTGTGCTATACTTCTTTCCTTTTCAATAAGAAAATCTACCTCATTCTTTTCTACGTTAACGCTATTTTCACTACTATGCTTGTAAACTCCTTTATTAGCTATTGTGTACGCTGCGAATGGCATATATTCTACCATTGCCCAATGTATTAACATCGGCTTTAAATAGGTAGTTGTAAGCGACAAATAATTACCTGATAAAGTACCTGCAATAATATGTCCTTTAATCTTCTCAAGTAGCTTTGTTCCGCAGTAATTCTGCATGTGAATATCTTGCGCTATTTTCACAAACGAAATAAATTTGTCTACATCGACATTTCCATTTATCGCAGTATATCTTACGATGTCTTCTCGGGTTATTAGTAATGCTTCAGCCATATCTTATTTCATATCGTGTGGCGCTTTGTATATTCTTGCGTCATTTGTTGGTAAAATTTCACCTGCTTTTCTTGCTTCAGATGGTGTTACTTTTTTAGCTAATGGAGAAGTAATATCCGTACCTATTCTTCTGTATGTTTCACGAGTCCAAAAATGCTTACAAGTTCCGTTTGGATATTCGTCAGAAAGCAAACCGCCACCTTTCCATAACCAAATTGAATAAGGCTCATTTGGTGTTGGTCTCATTCCGAAACCAGGATTAACATTTATTTCGCCCATTTTAATAATATCTTCTTTACGATATAGCTTATTTGCAGCCATCATTTTTTGGCAAAACTCACGTTCTCCCGCACCACCGCCTGAATATCTGTAACGAGTTCTAAATAATTTAGTATCTTGTTCAGAATTTCTTTTTGGATATGCAACTCCGGTAGATGCTAAATGCAAAACTTTAGTTAATAAACTTGGGTTATTTGCCTTATTAATTAAATTATCGTTTTCCTCTTCCTCTTCATAATCGACCATTCTACTATCGATTAACTCCCATTCTTCCAAATCCAAATCACTTGAAAAACTTGTAGGGTCTATTTTACTCAATCCAAATGCGTTTGCGTCTTTCAAATTACCACCACCCTCTTCCGGTGCTAATCCAACCAATGCACGTATTTCGTTTGGAGTCATTGATTCAAGAACTTTATTCGCAACCAATGGAGAAAGTGAGTTAATACCTTCAATTACTTTGCTACCTTCGTTATTAGTTAAGTCACCTTCTGAATCTAATGGATTTAAATCGTCAAATTGTAGGTTTAAACTAATTCCGTTAAACGCTAATATGTCATCGAATGCCTCAAGTATTTCATTTTGCATCGGTGTAATTACCATATTTGTAAATAGGATAATTGAGTTACGTAATTCGTCAGCATTTGAGCCAAATCCGTTTGAACTTGCCACACCAAAAATAAGTGGAGAAGTTACATTATGTCCGAGCATAATTTTACGCATTGCTTCCTCGCTCAAGTAAGTAAAATGTTCCGGCGCATTATCCAATGGAATAGAATCAATTGTGGTTTTACTTTCTGCGTTACGATTAAACGCTACGATTACTGGATTTCCATTCGCACCGGTTAATTTGTTTATTACTTTAGAACTGATTTGTTCTTGTTGTTCTTCGGTTGGCACTCCATTATTGAAATTAACTACAATTCTACCACTAAACGCATTCTTAACATCGTTAATTAAGTAATCCGCAATTTCCTCTTCTAACATCGCATACGGCAAACTACCTTGATAATCAGGATAAGAATAATATTTCATTCCAACCGCATAAGGTTTAGAAAATAATATTTCCACCTCATCTTTTGATGTGCCAAATGCCGAATACCTTTGTGGCTTAAATTTCTTTACATCAGTCCAATCATCCGAATAGTAATAACCTACGATATTTCCATCTTCATTGCACTTTTCTGCACGAATTAAGTTAGTAGGAATGTGGTAAGCCTTAAGAATCTTTGAATGGTCTTTAGAATAATGTACTTGTATAGCAAATTGACCGAGCATTTTTCTATCCATACAGATTTTACGCACACAATCCTTATTGAATAGCGACATCATTTGTGCATATTCGTTTGGCTTTCTCGATGCATCTAACGCACTTAAACCTCGCCCGTATATAAGTCTTGATATATTGTTTATAATAGCGTTATTCGTTGTGCTATTCGTATACCTATCTATAAGGAATTGATAATAATTGTTATCCTCGCCATACTCAACCCAAGCATCTCGCTTAGATTCTTGAATAGTAGGTGTTGAATACGCTGCTAAATTTAAAATGTGTACGTTATTACTCATAAACTATGAATGTATTTGTAGTATTATTGCTTGTATATTCGTCTTTATTTACCGAGAATGTAGTAACATTTTGGTCAGTACAGAAAATCTTATCTCTAAAAACTACCTTTGAATTGTTTTTAAATTCAATTGTATAGAAATGATTCTCTTTAAGGTTGAAAATTGCATTCAATCGATAGGTATAATCTCCTATTTGATAGGTATAATTTATTAAATTCGTAGTAACATTCGTTTGCTCGTCTGTAATTTTAACACTCGTAAAAATTGTACCTCTTGGAATGAAGTATAAATTTTGTGACGATATAGAATTACTTGTTAGAATTATCATATATAACTATAATTAACTTTTCGTTGTTTTGTTTTTTAAATTAAAAAAGGCGACCTATAAAAGCCGCCTTAATTGAATGTATTTTTTGTTAAGGATTAAGAAGGAACAACAATTGCTGGCAAAGCACCATTTGCGAATACTGTTTTCAATTGCGTTTCATTTGTACAATTGATAAAGTTAGCAGGCAATTTTTCCATTGCAGTAAATGTCAAATTGTAACCATTAAAATCACCCATTGCAGTTCCTGAAGAAATACTACCAGCAGTTAAATCTGCTCCTTGGTCAAGTCCTACCATAAAAAATTGGTGATTTCTTGTTTCAACGATAACTCTTGGTCTACCCGCAGCCAACAATTTTACTTGTTTTGTAGTTGCAGCATTTTGTGTTTTCAATTGAACTGTCAAAACTTGCTCATAAAAAGTAGTTCCGTTGTCTCTTGAAGTTTGGATAGTTTGCTCGAATCCATTAGCACCTTTTAATTCGTATTTGTACAAATTTAATGCAGTCGCTCCTACGGGATCCCAAGTTGCGATTTGGTCAGTAAATTCTGCTGCACCATAAACGGCAGTCTCAGAAGCTAAATCGCCATAATTAGCGAAATATATATTTAGAAGTCCGGAAATTGAATCTTTACACGATTCAAGTCTTCCCATTGAAACATCACACGGCATATATTTAAGTATTAAAAAAAGGGAAAGGATTTGCTCCAATCCCCTTTAAAGTTTATAATTTATTTAATTAGTTTGCAGAGTTAGGAATACCATAAGTAACGACGTCTTCGATTGCTCCAATTTGCACACCTGCAGTGTAACGCATTATTACTCGGACATTTTTATCACCCAAAGTTGCACTGGTGTCTATAACCTGTACTTCTGACATGTCACTCATTAATCCTGTACCGAAGTATAGGTTAGAAGATTGCGCACAAATTGCAGTATTAGCAGCAAGTCCATTAACAACGAACAAAGGAATACCATCAAAAGAAAGTTCTCCATTTGTATACCATTGTGTACCTTTTGATTCTGTACCTGCGTTAGATGTAGCAGCAACTGCAAATCCACCCAATGCACGAACGTATGCTCTTGCAACTCCTGAAGGAACGTAGATTTTCAAATCTTCTTTTCCATAGACGGTAGCAGGAATAGCATCAACGATTTTACCAAGTTCAGTAATAACTGTTGCAGCGGCAGAAATAGCGGATGTACCTGCAACTTCTTGAGCAGTTGGTAACAAAGCATCTGTAGAAACGATTGAACCGAATCCAGCAAATTGTCCTGAAGTAGCACCAACACCCGTCCAAATTGAAGCCTCTGTAGCAGCAGCAACTTTTTCAGATACGTGAGCGATTAAGAAATCAGAGAAAGTTTTTGGCAATGTATCAAATGCAGAATAACCCATTGAAATTGCTTCCCAATCAGAT